TCAAGAAAAACGGTTCTCCCACAAAGGAAAACATCCCGTTTGACGCAGATATTGTTTTCAGGGTGAGCAAGGATGACACTTTCGATGTGCTTGTTGATGATTCCAGCGTGGTGAAATTTAGTTTCACTGGGGCGACGTTTGAGCCGCAGGCTAAGACGAAAGCCCGTGCGAAGAAGTAAGGGGGCGGCCTGATGGCTTACGCAGATTATGAGTATTACACTGCTGCGTATCTAGGCACGGCTATCCAAATGGCTGACTTCCCTCGTCTGTCCCTGCGTGCAAGTTCCTTTCTGGACTACTACACGCAGGGCCGTGCGGCTCAAAACAAAGAGCTGGACGCAGTAAAGATGGCTTGCTGCGCCGTGGCAGAACAGTACCAGAGCATCGACCTTGCCCAGCAAGCGGCCCTGAATGCCCTTAAAAACTCCGCAAATGCTGGAGAGACTGGAGAGTTGCAAAGCCAGAGTGTGGGTAGCTGGTCCAAGACCTACCGAAGCGGCGGTGAAAGTGCCCAGCAGGCCGCGACAGCGGCGCAGTCGGCACAAACACATCTTGCATTTGTTGCAGCGCAGTATTTGGTCGGTACGGGCCTTCTATACCGTGGAAGGGGGTGCGGCTATGGACATGTTCCCCCATGTTGTGACGGTCTATAACACCTACGTTGAGACGGACCATTCCACCTTTGAGGAGACCACAGTGAACCACATCACTGTCCTACGGGGAGTCCTTCTGGATGCCTCTAAGGGTTCCAATGTAACCAAGAGCGGGCTGGAAAGCGCGGATGCAGTCAACCTGTACATTCCATTTTCGGTTGAGGCGTTGGACGGTGTGACAGGCATCCAAAGAAGGTATGTCGGGCCAGTCGAGTTCTGGAAAGCAGATGATAAAAGCGACCTATGGACGCTCTCTGTGGCCCGTGATAGTTTTTTCATCAAGGGTGAGGCTATACACCCGGAATGGACGGTACAGACCATAGAGGCCGACTACGACGGTGTGTACGATATTACTAAAGTCGATGAAAAGGACTTCGGCGGTGAAATGGCTCACTGGGAAGTTGGTGGGGTTTAATGCTGAAATTCAGTTTCCGCGCCGAAGGGCTGGAGGCAATCAGGGACAAGTTGGATGAGGAGTGCACCAAAGCGGAGCATATTGTGGCACTCCAGGTGCGGAAGGACACATCACCATATGTTCCGATGCTTACCGGATCATTGGACAAACGGACGCGGGTAGATGGTTCAGAAGTGATTTACCCAGGCCCATATGCACGCTACTTATATTTTGGAAAACTAATGGTAGACCCGGCTACAGGTAGCAGTTATGCATCAAAGGGCACAACAAAGGTCTTGACTGACAAAAACCTTGTATTTAATACAGCATCACATGCGCAGGCACAATCCCATTGGTTCGAAGCCAGCAAGGCCGAGAATTTGGATAACTGGATTCGGACGGCGGATAAGGCGGTGAAACGTGAACTCTGAGAAAAAAGAGAAACCCCGCATGCTGGCGGCGACAGAAGAAGTGGATAAAATCTCCCGCTCCATGCTGGTGTGGGCCAATACCTTCCCGGAAAAGCCGGTGGACATCATTAAATATGAGTTTCTGTCCGCTGACCAGGGAGACGAGACCGGTATGGCATTGTCTACCATCCAGGGGACCTATATCACAAAGCGGTTCATCCTGGGCGGCTATCAGGCGGAGTACCAATTCAAACTAATTTATCGTATTAAGCCTGGGCGCAGCAACGACAAGCGCCTGGAGGCTGACGAGCTGCTGAACCACTTCGGTGACTGGGCAAGAAAAAATCTTCCTGATTTGGGAGACGAGATTCGGGCGCTCCGAGTTGAGCCCACCACACAATCCTCTAAATTTGCCGCTTATGAGGACGGTTATGAAGACTACCAGATTTTGATGAAACTGACATATGAAGTTGGCGTTTGAAAGGAGAAAAACAATGCCTGAGTCTGATTTGACTTTTAATACTACGCCGGGCCAGACCGTAGGCCGTGAAATGTTAATTGCTTACCTAAACACTGGAGAGAGCTCTACGCCTACTTGGTCTCCAATCGGTAAGCGTGTAGAGGACAGTTCAGCCGAATACGACTGGCAAACAGAAACCAAAGTTGATATTTTTGGAAATACCTATACCAACGGGAAGAAACCAACCATTACACAAACCTTTGACCCATGTGAGTTGGATGCAGATGACGCAGCACAGGAAAAAATCTGGAACCTTGCTATCAAAGATCAGAACGTGAACGCTTTGATGAATCAAGATATGCTTATTGTCCATCTGTATGCGGGGACGGCCGGAACAGCGGTATTTGCTGAAAGATACTCCTCATGCTCTATTTTGCCGTCCGGGCTCGGTGGTGAAGGCGGTGGCACAATTGGGATGCCAATTGATGTTACATATGGCGGCACTAGAACTGTTGGTACAGCATCGATTAGTGATGGAACTGTGAAATTCACACCGGGAACCGTGGAGGTTTAACTTATGAAGGAACTGAATTTTGACTCCGGCCTTGTTACATATTCTTTGAATGGCAAGTGCGAGGTATCGTTCAACCCCACTGACAGCAACTTCGTTGAGCGGCTGTACTCCGCTTTTGAGGATCTGGACAAGAAGCAGGAGAGCTATAAGGCCCAGATCGAGAAGATGGTGGACAAGAAGGAAATCTTCGAGTTTGCCAAAGAGCGGGACGCTGAAATGCGCGGCATTATTGACGGCGTGTTCGATGCCCCTGTGAGCGAGTCTGTCTTCGGCGGCATGAATGTCTATGCCATTGCCAACGGCCTCCCTGTCTGGTGCAACTTGATGATGGCGGTCATGGATGAGATTGATACCACTTTCACCAGAGAGCAGAAGCTTACTAACCCGCGCATCAGCAAGTACACAGCGAAATACCAGAAGTATCAGAAGAAGTAACCAAAGGAGCACGTCATGAGCTATGGACTTCCAAAAAGCGTGGATATAGACGGGCAGGAGTTTGCTATCCGCTATGATTATCGGGTTATCCTCGACATTTTCGAGGCCATGAACGACCCCGATTCCAGCGAGGAAGACCGGGCCCTTGACGTGCTCCAAATCTTCTATGTGGATTTTGACGAGCTGACCGACTATGACGCGGCCATAAAAGAGGTTTTTCGATTCATCAACGGCGGCGAGGAGCCACGGAAGCAGAAAGGCCCCCACCTTGTGGACTGGCCTATGGACTTCCCCCGCATCATTGCCCCTATCAACCGTGTGCTGGGCTATGAAGCCCGCGCTGTGGACTACGACATCGAAACCAACACGGGCGGCATCCACTGGTGGACTATCCTCGCGGCCTACGCAGAAATAGGGGACTGCCTCTTTGCCCAGATCGTCCGCATCCGCGACAAGAAGGCAAAGGGCAAGCCGCTGGACAAGTCTGACAGGGAGTTCTACCGCAAGAACCGTGACATCATCGACATCAAGCAGACTTACAGCGAGGCGGAGAATGACCTTGTAAAGATTTGGACAGGGGGATAACCTCCGGTTAACTGCACCTTGAAAACTTCATATTGAGATAGCGGAAATATTTTTGGAAAACCTCTTGACTTTCTGTGTACACGCTATATAATAAATGTGTACACAGAAAGAAGGTGATAAAATGTCGCCCCGTACAGGCAGACCAAAGGCCGAAAACCCGAAAGATATACAGTTAAAAATCAGAGCCGACAAACAAACGATTGAAGACTTAGATTTTTGCTGTGAGAAGTTGGACAAAACAAGAAGTGATATTATCCGGCTTGGTATCCAAAAGGTTAGGTCTGAGGTAGAAAAATAGAGTGCTGGCGGGCCTAGCAAGCAACACCAACACTCTACATCACCAGAGGTCTCCCACTGGATAAATCCATTCTATCACAGTGGGAGCCTCTAATCAATATGAAAAGAGGTTTTCCATATGAACGAGAAAAACACTCTTCAAGAATTGCTTAACCAGTTGACTAACAACGAGCATTGGGTCAAGCGTATTGCCGCCGCCTATCTGGGTGTAAGGGCCGAACAGGTGGTTATCGCGGTGAAAGGCGGTGATGCGGAATGAGGCCAGGAATGATTCAGTTGCGTGATTCGGTGGAAGAATCAGCAAACGACCTAAACCAGATTTGCAGTACAATGGAAATCCTGCTTGCCAGTATGTACGAGTCCAGCGAGGAAGCGAATCCAGTGAGGGAGGCTATGGCGCTCCTTTGGAAAAACACCATTGAAGTGCGTGACCGTTTGCTTGGGAGCTGCATAGATTCTGGATTCAGTTGGAAGGAGACGACCGCATGAACGAACTTAAAGTTTTTAATTTCCACGACATAGATGTAGT